TTAGACGATGGGTCCATTAGTTTTAAGGCGCGTTATGGAGAAGGTAACGCGTTGCAGCTGCCTTGCGGGCAGTGTATTGGTTGTCGTATTGATCGGTCCAGGATGTGGGCCGTGCGATGCATGCATGAAGCATCGTTGTATGACGACAATTGTTTTATTACGTTGACGTATTCTCCGGAGAATTTGCCGGAGGGTGGCTCGTTGGTATACGAGCATTTTCAGAAGTTTATGAAGCGTTTGCGTAAGAGATTTACGGGTCGGAAGATCCGTTTTTATATGTGTGGTGAGTACGGCGAGAAAAATTCTCGTCCGCATTACCATGCTATTTTGTTTAATTGCAAGTTTGATGACCTGGTGCCGTGGAGTAAGTCGGGATCAGGTGAGATTATTTATAGGTCCAAAGCGTTGGAAGAGCTTTGGCCTTTTGGGCATTCGACTGTTGGTAGTGTTACTTTGCAGTCGGCAGGATATGTTGCCAGGTATGTTATGAAGAAGATTAATGGTGAGCGTGCTGCGAGCCATTATGAGCGTGTCGATGGCGAGACGGGCGAAATTAGTAACTTGATTCCTGAGTTTAATAGGATGAGTTTGAAGCCTGGGATTGCCCAGGGTTGGTTTGACAAGTTTTATTCGGATGTGTATCCGATTGATGCTGTTGTGCTTGAGGGGGGCCAGAAGATGAAGCCCCCGAAGTTTTATGACTTGAAGTATGACGCTATAGAGCCATATGAGTTCGAGGCTATTCAACAAGCGCGGATTCTCCGTGCGCTTGCTCGGGCCGAGGAGCATTCGCCAGAGCGTCTGGCGGTGAAGGAAGAGGTCCTTGCGTCTAAGGCCTCTCGTTTGGTTCGACCTTTTGAAAGGATTTGAGATGATTCAGTTGGTTGTTGCAGTGCGTGATGCAGCTGCAGATGCGTTTGGGCGTCCCTTTTTTGTTCCAAGTAAGGCGGCTGCCATACGCTCTTTTTCGGATGAAGTCAATAGGGTTGACGAGAACAATGCGTTTAATAAACATCCGAAAGATTTTGCACTTTATGAGATTGGGTCGTATGATGACTCGATTGGTGCGTTGAGTAGTGTCGATGTGCCGGTGTTGCTGATTCAAGCGGATCAGTGTTTTTCAACATAAGGCGCCATGAAAGCAGGGCTTTCATGGTGTCAAAGAGAGGGAGCCCTGCTACATGGCCACGATGCACAAGAACAAGTCGGTAAGCACGCACCAGTTTGCGATGATTCCGCGCGCGGACATTCCGCGCAGTAAGTTTCAGATTCAGACCGCCCACAAGACTACGTTTGATGGCGGTTATTTGATTCCCGTGTATGTGGATGAGGTATTGCCAGGCGATACCTTTAATTTGAAGATGACGGCGTTTGCCCGTTTGTCCACTCCGTTGTATCCGGTGATGGACAATTTGCATTTGGATTCGTTCTTTTTCTTTGTTCCTAATCGGTTGGTTTGGAACAATTGGCAGAAGTTTATGGGTGAGCAGGTGAATCCGGGTGATTCGACTGCGTATTTGATTCCTCAGACTACTTCGCCGGCTGGCGGTTATACGCCTAATAGTGTGCAGGATTATATGGGACTGCCGACGGCAGGCCAGATTACGGGTTCTAATACTGTGACCCATGGCGCGTTGCATTTGCGCGCCTATAATTTGATTTGGAATGAGTGGTTTCGGGATGAAAACCTCCAGAATTCGGTTACGGTGAATAAGGGCGATGGCCCTGACACGTATTCGGATTACACGCTATTAAAGCGTGGTAAGCGGCATGATTATTTTACGTCCGCTTTGCCGTGGCCTCAGAAGGGCACGGCTGTTACTTTGCCTCTGGGTAATTCTGCTCCCGTTTACGGGACGGGTTATTCGATTTTTATGGGCGATGGTGCTGCAGCGTTTAGTACGGCGTCTGTTACTGGAACTGGGAATATTACGCGTGGTGTTAACACGGGCGGTTTGATAGGCGCTGCGTCCGGTGGATTTGTGGCTTCGGGTGCTAATGTTCAGGTTGGTATGGTGGACAAAGCTGGCCACCAGGCGTTCGGTATTCAATCTGGTCTTTATGCTGATTTGAGTTCTGCTACGGCTGCGACGATTAATCAGATTCGGGAATCTTTCCAGATTCAGCGTTTGCTTGAAAGGGATGCTCGAGGTGGTACGCGCTATACTGAAATTATCCGTTCTCATTTTGGCGTTATCTCTCCGGACGCTCGTTTACAGCGTCCTGAGTATTTGGGCGGTGGTAGTACTCCTATTATCATCAATCCTGTTGCCCAGACGTCTGCTACGGGCTCTGGTACTCCGCTCGCTAATCTCGCGGGTGTTGGAACCGCTCTTGCGAGCGGTCACGGATTTACTCAGAGTTTTACAGAGCATGGTTTGATTATTGGTATGGTGTCCGTACGTGCTGATTTGAGTTATCAGCAAGGTTTGCGGAAGATGTGGAGTCGAAAGACTCGATATGACTTTTATTTTCCGGTGTTCGCTCATTTGGGCGAACAAGCGGTTTTGAATAAGGAGATTTATTCGCAGGGTACGACTGCGGATGACAATGTGTTCGGTTATCAGGAGCGATGGGCGGAGTATCGGTATCATCCGGCCCAGATTACGGGTTATTTTCGGTCTACGACGACCGGGACTTTGGATGCTTGGCATTTGGCGCAACGGTTTACTTCGTTGCCGAGTTTGAATTCAACGTTTATTCAGGATTCGCCACCTATTGATCGAGTGGTGGCGGTTGGTGCGTCAGCTAATGGGAAGCAGTTTATTTTTGATAGCTTCTTTGATATTAAGGCAGCGCGCCCGATGCCGTTGTATTCTGTGCCTGGTCTGATTGACCACTTCTGATCATGGCCGACATTTTTTCTGCTTTGAGTAGTATTGGCAGCGGGTTGCTTGACAACCTGTTTGCCAATCGCCGCCAGGAAGATCAGCAGGCTTTTAATGCTCAGCAGTTTGCTACGCGTTATCAGACTACAGTGAAGGACATGCAAGCGGCGGGGTTGAACCCGATGCTTGCTTATTCGCAAGGTGGTGGAGCTGGCGCTAGTTCTGGTATTGCAGGCAGTTCTGGTTCGATGACCCAAGCGGTTTCCGCTTACCAGGAGAACCAGCGTCAGCGGGAGTTGTTGGATGCGCAGAAGTCGCAGTTGGATAGCCAGGCGGCTTTGAATAGTGCTAATGCTGCTAAGGTTGCGCAGGAGGCGCGGTCAGCGCGTATTGATGCGGATAACAAAGAGAAGTATGGTGAAGAAACCGGTGGTTTGAATGTTGAGTTGTTGCGTGGCCAGGTTGGCAGTACGCAAGCTGAGATTCAGCGTATCTTGTCACAAACGGGTTTGAATACGGCTCAGATTGATGTTGCGGTTAAGACGGCGGAGCGTATTGGGGAAGAGATTAAGAATATTCCGAAGGAAGGTGATCGTTTAGTGGCTGCTGCTAAGCAGTTGATGGCTTCAGACGGTTTTTTGCGGCAGCAAAGTATTTCAGAGGTTGATCGGCGGAAGGTGTTGACGGCTCAGGCGATTCAGATTACGAAGACGGCGCGTTTGCAGCAACTTGATATTGATGCTGCGGAGAAGTTTAATAACTTAGGGCGTGAGTCTGGACAGGCCAGGCCATTTGTTGAGATGTTGAAGTCTGTTATAGGGTTTTTTAGGCGATGAAAAAAGTGTTTGTGAGAGATCCGTTTAATTACGACGTTGACGCGGCTTCGGTCGCGTCTGGCGTTTCGTGTCCTGAGCCTAGTTTGGCGCAGCAGCATATGGCTGAAGACACGGACATTAATAAGATTGTTGAACGATTTGGTGTGACGGGCCAGTTGCCCGTTGTTGATCGTATGCCGCTGCCCGACGATTATGTCGGGATTACTGATTATCAGTCGGCGATGAACGCCGTGAGGCGTGGTCAGGAAGCGTTTGATTCGCTTCGTCCAGAGGTACGTGCCCGGTTCGATAACGACCCGGGCCGTTTTGTTGATTTCGCATTGGATCCAAAGAATTTGGATGAGATGCGTGAGATGGGCTTGGCTCCGGCCAAGATCAAGGAGATGGTGGCACCTACCCCGCAGGGGGGCCCCGAAGGGGCCGCACAGTAGACCTACTTGATGTCTACTGTGCTAGGTGACACCGTGAGGTGTAGGCGTGAAAGCATTTGGAGGTTAAGGTAAATGAAAGTACTTAAGCGTAAACCCGT